TAACTGTAATACTGGGGCGTAGAAATACGCCCCTTTCACCATAGGACTAGCAATGAAAATTAATAATGTAAAATCGTCAGTAGAGTTTATAATGGAAATCGAGACGATAGTGAAAGAAAAAAACATCGAGTATATTGAAGCAATCGTTCTATACTGCGAGAAAAACAACCTTGAAGTTGAAACAGTTGCTACAATTATTAAACAAAATCAAGTGATCAAACACAAAGTTCAACTTGAAGCAGAAAATTTAAAGATGGTTAAACGTGGTTCCGCCAGGTTGCCTATTTAAATAAATAAGTATATGTCAATATAATGGTTGACATAATACAGCGTCTATACTAATATATAAACATAATCATACATCGTTATACAACATGGAGAACTAAACTATGACTAACTCATTCGAAGCACTTAAAGAAACCCGCAAGTCATCATTCGACAAACTCAATGCGGAACTTTCTAAACTCAATCAATCAACAAACAATCAAGCAGATTCAGAGGATAACTTCTGGAAACCGGACGTAGACAAAGCAGGTAACGGTTATGCTGTTATTCGCTTCCTTCCTGCACCTTCTGGTGAAGATGTTCCTTTTGTCCGTATCTGGGATCATGGGTTTCAAGGCCCAGGTGGTTGGTATATTGAGAAGTCGTTGACTACATTTGGTCAACCTGATCCTGTTTCTGAATACAACTCAAAGTTGTGGGCAACAGGCATGGAATCAAACAAGGATTTGGTTCGCAAGCAAAAGCGTCGTCTTTCATACTTCTCAAACATTCTTGTTGTCAAGGATCCTACTCGTCCAGAAAACGAAGGCAAGGTATTCCTGTTCAAGTATGGTAAGAAGATCTTTGACAAGTTGAATGAGGCAATGAATCCTGAATTTTCTGACGAGACAGCAAAGAACCCATTTGATCTTTGGGAAGGTGCAAACTTCAAGTTGAAGATTCGTCAGGTCGAAGGATATCGTAACTATGACAAGTCAGAATTTGATACTGTTTCACCCGTATCTAATGATGATGAAGTATTGAAGAAGATCTGGGATTCTGAATACTCATTGCAAGAACTGCTTGATAAGAAGCACTTCAAGTCATACGAAGATTTAAAGCGTCGTCTTGAGAAGGCAATCGGTGTATCTGAAAATACACCCTATGCACCAATGAATGAACTAGAGATAGCATCTGCGCCTGTGTTCAAAGCAGCAGCAGCGCCTGTTGCGGCAACAGCAGCATCTGCGTTTGATGATGAAGATGAGGATCTTTCATTCTTCAAGAATCTTGCAAAAGATTAAGGATACGCTTCCCATGATTTACCTAGTGTCAATGCATCCCATGGATTTGGCACTCTAGTAGGACTACCACCACCTCCGGAATTCCCACCGGAGGTGGTGTTGTTTGTGACATTATTAATATTATCACCTTGGTTAATGATGATAGGTGCTTGATTATTTGCTGGCTGTTGTCCATTAATCATCTGTGCTCTTGCATCTGCTTTCTTTACAGCTTCTGTTTGACCTTGTGCTACTTGTTCTGCTGTTGGGAGTGGAAGAGGCGGCGGATCATCATTGTATCCCATGAAAGCATCCATACCCATTGCTTTACTTCTTCCAAACTTGCTTATGTTTGAAGCTCTTTGCATTTCAATAGAGGTTTTCTGAAGTTCTGGTGATACATGACGAGCAGTTGTGATGAGACCCATATTGCCTTCATCAGATGCACGAGCGGCTTCCATTGCAGATTGAACTTCTTCGCCGCCTGTAATATTAACACCACTAGCATTACCCATTGCATCAAACGTAGGAGTTTCTACTGTTGGTGTCAGCTCTGTCGCTTTATAATCAGTTCCAAGATTGCCAGCATCTGAAGATTCTGCACTCTTAATTCTTTTAGCTTGTAGTAACTTATCTGCTGCTTCGAGTTTCTTTTCTTTAAGTTTTTCTACAGCTTTGCCAGGAGTTCTTTTAATTTCACTTAATTTTCTAAGCATCAAAGGATCAAAGCTATACTTTTCATCTGCTGCCGCAACTAAATCTTCTTTCTTAGTTTCAAGCGGCAGGACGGTCTGCATTGCTTTTAAACCATATCCGTATTCTTTCATATACTGGTCGATCAATTTAGTTGCTTCTTCACTCAAAGGTTTTTCAACTTTACCTTTTGGTTGTTCAGGTGCAGAAGGTTTTTCATTAGCACTTGGCATTACACCTGCAACTTTTGGTTGTTCAGGTGCAGAAGGTTTTTCATTAGCACTTGGCATTACACCTGCAATATCCGGAGTGACTCCAGGAGTTGCTGCTTGTTGATTTACTAATTCTTTATCAAATTCTTTTCTACCTTCAATCTGAAACCCGCCAGAGATATCAGGTGTGACGCCAGGTTGTGCTGCTGTTTGATTTACTAGTTCCTTATCAAATTCTTTTCTGCCTCCAATTTGGAAGCCCATATCAATATCAGGAGTTACACCCGCTTCTGTATTACCTTTAGGTGCTTCTACCTTAGGATTTGCATCTGCAGCAGGAGGCGGTGTTTTCTTAGCATTAACTTTAGCTTGAATCTTAGCTTGTTCACGATAATCTTGCTGCACACTTACATCGTTTTTAAAATTCTCTGGAAGATCTTTAGTTAAACTTTTATAAATTTCTTCCTCATCTACACTTGTCTCTGTAATATCTTTTTCAGGTGTAGTTGGAGAAGGTGGCGAAGGTGCCGAACCGGGTGTTATAGTTTTATTATTTTCTTCTTCTTTTTTCTTTTCTTCTGTTTGAGGCAATAAACTACTAACATAATCAGTGACAGCAGTTTTTACCTCAGTCATTTTTTCTTGACTGAACTCAGGATCGTCATCTGGGAATACACCATGAACTGCTTTATAGACATCACGTGTAAGCAAACCAACATCAATTGCAACAGATGCGGCAGTTCCTGGTCCCGCAAATATAGATGCGCCACCTGATACTGCTTCTGCTGCTGCACCCTTGAAGTCACCTTCAGATGCACGACTAATAGCAAATGCCAATCCTGCAAGTGCGCCAACAAAAGGAACTGCTTTTACTAATCCTTTAGCAAATTTAGGACCTAGTTTCGCAACTGCTTCTTTTACTGCACTTGACCCACCTTTTTGAACTGCTTCTTTGGCTCCGCCCTTTTCGACTGCTTTGACAGCATCTTTTGCTACTTCTGTTTCAGCACCTGCAACAACTTTTTCTGTTGTTTTAGCTTCAACCTTTGAAGGTTCTACTTTTGGTTCAACCTTTGAAGGTTCTACTTTTGGTTCAACCTTAGGTTCTACTTTTGGTTCAACCTTAGGTTCTACTTTTGGTTCAACCTTAGGTTCTACTTTTGGTTCAACCTTAGGGGTTTCTGTTTTAGTTGCATTTAATATTTCTTTTCCACCTTGATGCAAAGCACCCCCAGCTGCACCCATTGCGCCGCCAGCTATAGCATCTTCTACCTGTGTATCTTCACCAGATAGTGCTCCAAACATAAATCCTGCACCAGCACCTAATAAGCCATATTTACCTGCTCTCTTTAGAAGAGCTGGTGTCTTTGCAGCAGATCCTGCTGCAGTTTTTGCAGCAGCTTTTTCTGCCGCTTTAGCACCATCTTTTGATAGCGCTTTTGTAGCAGCAGCTCCAGCAGCAGCACCTGCGCCGATGCCTAGCATATCCTTTATCTTTTCCCAGATAGGATTCTTTTCATCTTCTTGTTTTTTATTAGAAGATTCTACACCACCACCAACACCGCCTTTTCCTTTTCCTTTACCTCCAACGCCATCTTTTCTTCCTTGTTCAGAAACAGAATCAACCAAAGCATTCATTGTTTTTTCTAAACGACTGTAAAATTCAGAATTATCTTCAATTGATTTTTCGTTTAATTTAATTATCTTTTTAAGGCTTGTATTTTGATCTTTAGATTCTTTCAAAAGACCTGTGATGTCTGTAGTTAATTTTTTATTTTCTTTTTCTTTAGCAGCAGGTGTTTTTTCTGTATTTGATTTTTTATCTTGTTTTGGTTCAATACCTGCAGCTAATTCGGTCATCGGACCTACAGATTTTGCTAAAGGAGCTATGATTGATCCCTTCATTTGAGCCGCAATACTAGCCTTTTGTTCTTGCTGATATTTTTGAATCTGCTCTAAAACCTTAGGAGATCGGAA